GAACAGGTCCAGCTCGGGCAGGCACGGGGGCACGCCGCCACCCACCGCTTTCGCTGCCTGCCCGAGGTCGCCGCCAACCTGGTCGAGGGGGACATCCTCACGCCGGAAGGCGGAAGCAACTACGCCGTGTTCGAAGTGCTGCCCATTCCGAACCGACTGACCCGCGTTTTCGTGGTGGAGCGATGAGACTTTCCCATACCGCCGACATCACGCCCATCTCCATCCCCGGCAGCGACGTCTATGTCCAGGTCGACTCCAGGGCCCTGGCCGATCGCTTCGGCGCTTCGGAGAAGGTGCTCGGTCTGGCGGCATGGAGGGCGGCCAAGAAGACCCGCGATTGGCTGATGACGCGAGTGCGGCGGGAGCTGGCCGCCCTCGCATCCCTGCCGCAAAGGGGAATCAAGGGGAGGTTCCGCCGCAAGAACAAGCCGCTCGCCGACAGCGGTTTCGCCGTACTCTGGATCGGGCTCAACCCCGTCGATGCTGCAAGGGCCGGCCGGCCCCGGCAGTTGAAGAAGGGGACCCGGGTCGGGCGCCACTTTTTCGACAAGGCTTTCACCGCCGCAATCTACTCCGGAACGAACAAGGTGTGGCGCCGGAAAGGGCGAGAGCGCTTCCCGGTGATCAAGATGACGGTGCCGCTCAATGATGCCATGGAGGACCTTCTGCCAAAGTTCCAGGCGGGAGCCGAGCGGTACTTTTCTTCCCGCCTCGAGCACGAGGTGCAATACGCCATGGGGTTGCTGTGATGTTCGATTTCGAGACCTTCTTCACCAACATCCTTGCCCACCTGCAGGGCGAATTCCCCACGGTTCCAACCGTGGAGGAGTATCCGCGCATCCGGAGGAAGATCGTCTCTCCGGCCATCCTGATGGAGCTGGCCGACCTTACGCCGATCGAGGATCCGGGCACCGAGCAGCTCGCCCTCGCGGCCCGCTTCGAGGCTCGGGTGGTCTTCGACCAGGCGCCGACGGACCCCGCGAAAATTCCCGACCTGCAGTGTCTCTCGCTGGCGGCTGGCGTGGCGCTCTCCATCTTCAAGAAGGGGCGCTTCGGCGTCTCCGGCGCCGGGTCGGCAAAGGGTCTGCGCATCGAGCCCGACCATTTCAAGCCCGAGCTTTCCGGCTACTGCGTCTGGCTGGTTGAGTGGACGCACGAGGTCCGGCTCGGAGATTCGGTATGGGACGGGCAGGGCGTGGTCCCGGTCGAGATCTGGGCGGGCACGTCTCCGGCCATCGGCGAGGGGCACGAGCCCGACTACACGGAGGTGACCGGTGGGTGACGTCGAGCTTCGCCTCACAGAGCTTGAGCGGCGCCTCTCGAACCTGCTGCGCCTCGGCACCGTCGAGCAGCTCGACGAGGACGCCGCCCGGATCAAGGTCCGTTGCGGCGACCTGCTGACCAGCTGGCTGCCCTGGTTCACCCGCCGCGCCGGCGAGGACCGCGACTGGTGGGCACCCGAGGAAGGTGAGCAGGTGATGGTCCTTTCGCCCTGCGGCGAGCCGTCGATCGGCGTGGCGCTGCCGGCGGTCTACCGGGACGCCTACCCGGCGCCGGCCAACAAGAAGACGGTATGGCGCCGGACCTTCGCAGACGGCACGGTCATCGAGTACGACCGCGCCTCGCACAAGCTCTACGCCAACGTCGTCGGCGGCACCATCGATGCCCGGGCCGACGTCTCGGCAATCATCACCAGCCCCCTGGTCAAGGCCGTGGCGGCGACAAAGGTAGTCCACGAATCTCCGCTGACGGAGATGACCGGGAACCTGTCCGTGGCTGGCGGCATCACCTGCCTGGGCAGCTACGGAGCCAGCGGCGGGAAGATCCAGACCCCCGGCGATATCGAGTCGACCGGCGGCGACGTCAAGGACAAGGTGCGGGCCCTGAACGAGGACCGCGCCATCTACAACGGTCACGATCACCCCGGAGACAGCGGCGGCACCACCGGCCCGCCGAACCAGGATATGTAGGGGCGGACCCGCGTGTCCGCCCGGGAGGAGAAGCCCATGCCCAAGTACGAAGTCGTCAAACCGTTTCGCGGCCCCGACGGGAACGATCTCGCCGCCGGCGATCCCGTCGAGTTGACCGCCCGCCAGGCCAAGTACCTGAAGCTTGCCGGCAAGGTGAAGGAACCCGCCTCGGCCAAGGCCAGGGCGGGCAAGCCGGCCGCTGAAAAGAAACCCGAGACGCCCGCCTCCGCCAAGGCTCCGGCGGGTAAAAAGGAGAAATAAGCCATGCCCGAGATCTTCCTCCACGGGATCGAGGTCCTCACCCTCGACAGCGGCCGGCGCCCGATTCAGACCGTCCGCTCCAGCGTCATCGGCATTGTCGGCACCGCGCCCGACGCCGATGCTGCCGCCTTCCCCCTGAACACGCCGGTGATGATCGCCGGCAGTCGTCTCGACGCAGCCAAGCTCGATACGGTGGGCGACGGGGCGGGGACGCTCCCCGACGCCCTCGACGCCATCTTCGACCAGGCCGGCGCCGTGGTCGTTGTGGTGCGAGTCGACGAGGATGTCGATGACGCGGTGACCAAGGCCAACGTGATCGGCGGGGTCGATGCCCAGACAGGACAGTACAGCGGCGTGCACGCCCTGCTGGCGGCCGCCTCGGATCTGGGAGTGACGCCGCGCATTCTCATCGCGCCCGGCTTCACCTCCGAGCGGCCCGAGGACTTGCCTGACAACCCGGGAACCTATCTGGCCAACCCGGTGGTTTCCGAACTGGAGAGCATTGCCGACCGGCTGCGGGCGGTGATCGTCGCGGACGGTCCCGATACCAACGACGCCGACGCCCAGGCTTACGCGGGCGACTTCGGTAATGAGCGCATCTACGTCGTCGACCCCGGCGTCAAGATCGACGTCGACGGGGTGATCTCCACCGACCCCGCCTCGGCCCGGGTAGCCGGGCTGATGGCTCGCTCGGACAACGAGCGCGGCTTCTGGTGGAGCCCCTCGAACCAGGAGATCTACGGCATCGTCGGCACCTCCCGCGCGGTCGATTTTACCCTGGGAGACGCCAACGCGCGGGCCAACATCCTCAACGAGGCGAACGTCGCCACCATCATCCGGCAGAACGGCTACCGGCTGTGGGGCAACCGCACCCTTTCCGCCGATCCGCTGTGGGCGTTCCTCTCCCACGTGCGCACCCACGACATGATTCTGGAGAGCCTGCTGCAGGCGCACCTGTGGGCCGTCGACCGCAACATCACCAAGACCTACGCCGAGGACGTCAGCGAGGGAGTCAACGCCTACCTCGCCCACCTGGCCGCTCAGGGCGCGATCAGCGGCGGCCGCTGCTGGCTCGACCCGGAGCTGAACACCGCCGAGGCGATGGACGCGGGCAAGGTCTACTTCGATTTCGACTACGGCCGCTACGGCGTCGCCGAGCACGTAACCTTCCGCGCCCGGGTGAACAACGACTACACCGTCGAGGCGATTTTCGGATAAAAACCCGTGAGGTGTGAGGCGTGGGGAGTGAGGCGAAAAAGCCTTCAACCCCTCACCCCTCACGCCTCACGCCTCACAAGGAGTTGGCCATGATCCCCAAGGTACTCAAGAACTTCAACCTGTTCGTCGACGGTCGCGGTTATGCCGGCAAGTGCGACGAAATCACCCCGCCCAAGCTCACCCTCAAGGTGGACGAACACCGCGCCGGCGGCATGGATGTCCCGGTCGAACTCGACATGGGGATGGAGAAGCTGAACATGGAGGCGACCCTGGCCGAGTACGTAGCCGAGGTGATTTCCCTGTTCGGGCTGACCACCTCCGGCGTCAAGGCCCTCACCCTGCGCGGCGCCCTGGAAGGCGACGAGGGCGTTGTCCCCGTGGTGATCAACATTCGCGCCACGGTCAAGGAGATCGACCTCGGTACCTGGAAGGCCGGCGAGAAGGCGGCAAAAAAGCTCCAGTTCGCCTGCCGCTACTTCAAGTACACCCAGGACGGCACCGAGCTTGTCGAGATCGACGTCGAGAACATGATCCGGAAGATCAACGGCGTCGACCAGCTCGAAGCCCAGCGCAAGGCGCTTGGGATCTGACGACCCCATCGTGGGGGCAGGGCGCACACATGGGTGCGCCCCTACGTGATCGTTTCAATCGAGGAGGCATAAACCCATGGAAAAAATCGAGCTGAACACCCCGGTCACCAGCGCCGGGGTTGAAATCAAGGAGCTGAAGATGCGCGAGCCGAAGGTTCGCGACATGCTGGCCGCCGAGAAGGCCGGAAAGGGCGCCGCCGTACAGGAAATCGCCATGTTCGCGGCCCTCTGCGAGGTGGAGCCGGCTGTCATCGAGGAGCTCTCGATGAAGGACTACAAGAAGGTCCAGGAGGCGTATCAGGATTTTTTGTCCTGAGCGCCGAGGCAACCCGGCAGATCGTCCTCTGCGTGGCGCATGCCACGGGATGGAGCCGGGCGGAGCTGCTGGAGCTCGACATCGAAGAGTTGATGGAGTGGGACCGTTCGTGGCGTGAAGTGGTGAAGGCCTCGGGCGGAAGCTGAGGAGAAGGAAAGCATGCAGAAGAACTGGTCACTGGGAGTCACCATCGGAGCCACCATGGACGGCGGGTTCAAGCGCGTCGTCGGCTCTGCCCGTGAGCAGTTCGACACCCTCGGCAAATCGATCAAGGGCCTGCAGAACCAGCGGGGCCTGATCGAGCGCGTCGAGAAGGACCGGGCCGCGCTGGAGAAGGCGCGGCTCAAGCTCGGCGCCACCCAGAAAGAGGTGCTGCAGCTCAAGGCCGCCCTGCACAAGGACCCGGACAACAAGGGGCTGGCTGCCGACCTGGAGAAAACCCGGAACAAGGCGTCCCGCCTCGGCCAGTCGCTGGAGCGGCAGCGGGACCAGCTGCGCCGCAGCGAACAGGCGATGCAGAAGGCCGGCGTCGAGGTCCGGGACATGGCCCGGGAGTACACCCGCCTGGGCAAGGCGATCGACGAGACCCGCAAGAAGCGTGTCCGCCTCGGCAAGGCGATGGAGCGCAAGGCCGCCGCCGGCCGGCGCTTCTCCGACATGCGCGGGCAGGCCCTCGGGCTGGCGGGTCTCGCCTACGGCGGGGCCCGTCTGCTCGGCGAGGCGGGAGCCTTCGGCCGAAGAGGTACCCGACTCTCCACCGTCATCAACACCACCGAACTTGAGAAGGATCTGGCCGCCTCCAGGAAGCACGCCCTCGACTTTACCCGCCGGGCCCTGGGTACCGAGACCGAGGTCCTCGATATCGAGTATGCGCTGAACTCGGCCGGCCTCGAAGCGGCAACCTCCCGCTTCGGATCCGAGGTGGTTTCCAAGGTCTCGACCATCACCGAAGGGGCCGCCGAACAGGTGGGCGAGGTGATCGCCACCACCTTCAACAACCTCGGCGACCGCATCGAGGGCAACGCCGGGCAGAAGCTGACCCGAATCGGCGAGCTACTGACCAAGACCCAGTTCAAGTTCCAGATTCGCGACTTCGGCCAACTGGGCGAATCGATGAAGCTGGCCACACCCGCTCTGGCCCAGTTCAACGTCGATCTGGAACAGGGCGTCACGCTGGTGGGTGCCCTCAATTCCGCAGGCCTGCAGGGCAGCATGGCCGGCACGGCCCTGGCGGCCACCTTCCGCAACCTCTCCAAGGCCTCCAAGGAATTCGGTTTCGACCTGGCCCGCAATACCAAGGGGGGCATCGACTTCGTCGCCACCATGGAGAACCTCTCCGATGCCATCGGCGGCTTCGAGGGGATGGACCAGGACACGATCGACCGCCTGCAGAAGGTTTTCGGCGAAGAGGGAATCCGCATGGTTTCCCTCCTTGGCCCCAAATACAAGGAACTCGCCGCCGCCCAACGCGACGTCGCCGACGGCTCCCGGGGGATCATCGACAAGAACTACCAGCGCTTCCTCGAGGACGCCGCGGGACAGACCCAGCTTTTTTCCAACAATGTCCGCTTTCTCGGGCTGACCTTCGCCAACACCCTGCTGCCGGCGGTCAATGCCGTGCTCAAGCCGGCCGCCTCCGTCGCCGGGTGGGCGGGCGAGATGATCGAGCGGTTCCCTTGGCTCGGCCGCCTGGTCGGTGGCATCACCGTCGGCCTCGGGACTTTCGCCGTCGGCGTCGGCGTTGTCACGGCCGCTACCTGGGCCTGGAACGCGGCTCTGCTGGCCAACCCCATCGGCCTGGTGGTAGCCGGCGTGGTCGGAGCAGTGGCCGCCATCGTTACCTTCTGGAAGCCGATCACCGGCTTTTTCAAGGGGCTGTGGAAAGGAGTCAAGTCGATTTTCACGGAGGGGGTCGGCTTCCTGACGAAGATATGGGAGTACAGCCCCATAGGGCTGATGTTCAAGGCGGGCGAAAAGATCGCCGGGTGGGTCGGCGACCTGTGGGGCGGAGGCAAGAAGGCGGCGACCGGGGCGGCCGTGGGCGTGGCCCTGGCGACCAACGTCGCCGCCGTGCCGCCGCCAACCCTGCCGGCCGGTACCGCGGGCAGCACCACGGTCAACGCTCCCATCGAGGTGCACGCCGCGCCCGGCATGAACGCCGAGGACGTGGCCAACGAGGTCGACAAGAAGCTGCGCGAACGCGAGCAGCAGGCCGCCGCCCGCAGAAGGGGGGCCCTGCATGATTGAGGTGATGATGAGCCTCGGAGACTTCCGCTTCGGGCTCGAAACCGCCGCCTACCAGCGCCTGCGCCGCACGGTGGAATACCGGTGGCCGAAGCAGGAGAGGGCAGGGCGGCGTCCGGCCCGTCAGTTCACGGGCATCGGCGACGAGACGGTTGAACTCGGCGGGGTGATCTACCCCCACTACCGGGGCGGCCTCGGTCAGCTGGAGACCATGCGGACGCTCGCCGGCAAGGGGCAGCCGCAGATTCTCACCGACGGTACCGGCAAGGTGTGGGGCAAGTTCTGCATCGAGCGTATCGAGGAGACCCAGCGGATCCTCTTCGGCGACGGCACCCCGCGCAAGCAGGAATTCCGGCTGAGCCTCGGACGTTACGGGGAAGATAAATGAAAAGTGAAAGGTTAAATGTGAAAAGTTCAAGCCTTACGGCGCAACCTTTCATCTAAATTCGCGAGGCGGCGATGCAGCAATACCGAACGAGAGACGGAGACACCCTGGACTGGATCTGCTGGAAGCACTACGGCCGCCAGTCCGGCGCCGTCGAGGCCGTCCTCGAGGCGAACCCCGGCCTGGCCGACAAGGGACCGGTGCTTTCCGCCGGCGAGCTGATTCAGCTCCCCGACCTGTCCCCGGCCTCGACCGCCGAAGTGATCCGCTTGTGGGATTGATTTTGAATTCAACTTTTTACAGTTCACTTTTCACATTTCACGGCCCCCATGACTCCTGACTTCAAGATCATCGCTGACAGCCAGGACATCACCGCCAAGGTCCGCGACCGGCTCATCGAGCTGCGCGTCACGGACGAGGCGGGGCAGAGCTCCGACGCGGTGACCATCGCCCTCGACGACCGGGATAGCGTCATCGCCCTGCCGCGCAAGGGCGCTTCCCTGGAGGTCTCCCTCGGCTACCTGGGAACCGGCGTGGCTGCCCTGGGCAAGTTCACCGTCGACGAGACGGCGCTCTCCGGGCCGCCGGACACGATGACCATTCGCGGGAGGGCCGCGGATTTGCGGGCGGGCCTGAAGAGCCCCAGGACTCGCAGCTGGGACCAGGTCACCGTCGGCGACATGGTCGCCGTCATTGCCGCCGGGCACGGCTACAGCCCGGCGGTCTCACCCGACCTGGCCGCGATCCAGCTCGGTCACCTCGACCAGACCGAAGAGAGCGACCTGCACCTGCTCACCCGTCTGGCCGCCCGGTACGGCGCCGTCGCCAAGCCTGCGGGTGGGCGCCTTCTCTTCGTGCCGGCCGGGGAGGCGAAGAGCGCAACCGGCAAGAGCCTGCCGAGCGTGGCGCTTTCCCGCGGCGACTTCTCCCGGTGGGATGTCACCCTGGCGGATCGGGGCCGCTACGGTTCGGTCACCGCCCACTGGCACGACGTCACCGGCACCGGGCAGCCGCAGCCGGTGACGGTGGGGGAGGGCGAGCCGGTCTACACCCTGCGCGGCACGTACCGCGACGAGGCGGAAGCCAGGGCCGCCGCCCGGGCCAAGTACGAGGCCCTGCAGCGCGGGCGGGGGACGATCACCGCCGAATGCGGCGGGGACATCCGGTTGGCGGCCGAGGGGGTGATCGTGGTTTCCGGGATTCGCGACGGCGTCGACGGGGCATGGAGCCTGACCCACGTCACCCACGTCTACTCTCCCGTCGTCGGCTACCGCTGCGAGTTGCAGGGGGAGAGCCCGAAAAACAGTTAAAAGTGAAAAGTTAAATGTAAAAAGTGAAGGGTTAGGTCCAAGTGCAAGGGATTGATGCAAAAACAGGGAAGGCCTTGAGTGGGATAGACCATCTCCGGCAGTCGGTCGCCGACATCCTCGGCACCCCGATCGGCTCTCGGGTGATGCGCCGCGAGTACGGCAGCCGCCTCTTCGAGCTGGTCGACCGGCCGGTCAACGCCACCTGGATCGCCGACGCCAACGCCTGGACCGCCGAGGCCCTCGACCGCTGGGAGCCGCGCATCGCCCTCGACCGGGTGGTGGTCGCCGAGATCACCGATGAGGGCCGGCCGGTGCTCGACCTGTACGGAACCTATCTGCCCGACGGCTCGCCCGTCGCCCTGGAGGGCATCGTTTTATGAGCGTGATCGACCTTTCCAAGCTGCCCGCCCCGACCGTGGTCGAGGAACTCTCCTTCGAGGAGATCCTCGCCGAGATGATCGCCGACCTGCAGGATCGCGACGCGACCTTCGACGCTTTGGTCGAATCGGACCCGGCCTACAAGGTGCTGGAGGTGGCCGCCTATCGCGAACTCACCCTGCGGCAGAGGGTCAACGACGCCGCCCGGGCGGTGATGCTGGCCTTCTCCGCCGGCAGCGACCTCGACCAGCTGGCCGCCATGCAGAACGTGGAGCGGCTGCTCGTCGATGCCGGCGACCCGGAGGCCATCCCGCCGGTCGACCCCACCTACGAGAGCGACGACCGGCTGCGCCAGCGTGTGCAGCTGGCGCCGGAGGGGCAGAGCACGGCGGGCCCTGACGGGGCCTACGAATTCCACGCCCTGTCGGCCGACGCCGACGTGCTCGACGTCGACGTCTCAAGCCCGGCCGCGACCCAGGTGCAGGTGACGGTGCTCTCGACCGTGGGCGACGGAACGCCCGACCAAGACCTGCTCGATGCGGTGGAAGCGGCTCTCTCGGACCGCACGGTGCGGCCGCTGACCGATCAGGTATCGGTGCAGGCGGCGACCATCGTCAATTACAACGTCGATGCGACCCTCTACGTGTACGACGGGCCGGACCCCGAGGTGGTGCGGCAGGCCGCCGAAGACGCGGTTGCCAAGTACGTGGCGGAACACCACCGCCTGGGTCACGACATCACCCTTTCGGGCCTCTACGCCGCCCTGCATCAGCCGGGCGTGCAGCGGGTGGTGCTGATTGCGCCTGTCGCCGACGTGGTAATCGATCCGGATCAGGCCTCGTGGTGCACCGGCATCGCGGTGGCCAACGGAGGCGTCGATGAGTAGCCTTCTGCCGCCCAACGCCACCGACCAGGAGCGGGCGCTCGAAGGGGCGACCGTCCGGATCGGAGACGTACCGGTTCCTATCCGCGACCTATGGAACCCGCAGGCTTGTCCGGAGGCGCTGCTGCCCTGGCTGGCCTGGGCGCTGTCGGTCGACAACTGGGACGCATCGTGGCCGGCACAGATCAAGCGGGACGTCATCGCCGAGAGCCTGGAGCTCCACCGCCACAAGGGGACGCCCTGGGCGGTGGAGCGGGCGCTGATCGTGGCCGGTTCGCCCAACGCCCGGGTTGAAGAGTGGTTCGAGTATGGCGGGCAGCCGGGCTATTTCAAGGTGGTGGTCGACGTCGAGGGGGAGGGCGTCTCGGGCGCCCTTGAGGCGAAGCTGCTCAAGACCATCGAGCGTTTCAAGAACTGCCGAAGCTGGCTGGATCTGCTTGAGTACAACCTGTCGGCGATAGGGAACGTGCCGGCCTACGCCATCGGCCTGCAGTCGGCCGAGGTGGTCACCGTCTATCCGGACGGCGAACCTTACGGCGGGAGCCAGGCGCCCGACGGGGCGATCCTTGACGGCGGCGGCAACTGGCTCGTCGACGGAGACGGCAACTACCCGGTCGGCGGGTAACAGACAAGGAGTAACGCATGCCTGATTATTACGTCATCTTGACCTCGGCCGGACAGGCCGCCTTCGCTTTGGCCGATTCCGGGGGCGATCCGGTCGACATTGCCGATTTCGCCGTCGGAGACGGCGGCGGGGGCTACAACGACCCGGACGAAAACCAGGTCTCGCTGGTCAACGAGACCTGGCGTGGGGCAATCAATCGAATCTACGTGCATCCGACCAACGCCAACTGGGTGGTGGTCGAGGCGCTGATTCCGATGGACCAGGGCGGGTGGGACATCCGCGAGGCGGGGCTGTTCGACGACGGAGGCACCCTGCTGGCGGTGGCCAAGTACCCCCTGACGACCAAGCCGGCGGTGGGCAGCGGATCGGAAAAAGACCTTTACGTGCGCATGGTGCTGGCGGTTTCCAACGGGGGCGACGTGATCCAGCAGATCACCGCCGATCAGGTGATGGCGACCCAGCAGTACGTCGACGATCACGCCGGCCGCCAGGACAACCCGCACCAAATCACCGTGGCGCAGATCGGCGCCGAGACGCCGGCGGGTGCCCAGGCCAAGGTCGACGCCCACGAAGCCGCCGCCGATCCTCACCCACAGTATGAGACTGAGGCCGAGGCGCAGGCCAAGGTAGACGCCCATGCCGACCGCCAGGACAATCCCCACCAGGTCAACGCTGCGCAGGCCGGTGCCGACCCCGCCGGTACTGCGGCCGCGGCGGTCGGCACCCACGAGGGTGCCGCCGATCCGCACCCGCAGTACGAAACCGATGCCGAGGTGCAGGCCAAGGTCGCCGCGGCGGTGGCCGCCCTGGTTGATGCTTCCCCGGCGGCATTGAACACATTGAACGAACTGGCGGCGGCGATGGGGGACGATCCGAACTTCGCGGCCTCGGTTTTTACCGCCTTGGCGACCAAGGCCGCCAAGGCCGGTAGTGCCAGCCAGGAGTTCAGTGTGGCCTCGGCAACGGCGTACAGCCACGCGGTACGGCTCAATCAGTTCGCCGCAGCCCTGGCCAATCCCCTCGTGCTGAGGATTCCGACCTATTATGGCGGGATCAAGGTGACGGTCTACATCCAGGCGGGCCTGGTTCCGGACAATGTGGCAACTATCGACATCACGCTGCCGGTAACGGTGAATATGGGGCTTTTTTGCGGGGCCTTCTACGGCGGCGACGTGCAGGGCGATCCCGACTCGGCGCCCTCGGCCTGGTTTCTGGATAACAGCACCATCCGCGTCCGCCCCAATAAGCGAGGAGCGAGTGAAGCGGCGTGGATCACCATCGGCTACTAGGGAGGTTTTGACGATGCCTTTCGTCGGGAAAAATCAACAGGGGAGGCCAGCCGTTTACTATGAGGATGACCTGCCCCGGGACAATGCCGGGCAGGTCATCGTGCCTTCGGGCGCGGTCGAGATCAGTGAGGAGAACCTGCGCACCTACTACTCGGACCCGGGCCGGTACACGCTGGCGAATCTGC